TGCACTTGCCATGTATAATATATATCATCTGGTTGACAGCATACAAACTTCAAATCCTTACCCATATTATTTAGTTGTTGGTTTACGTCTTTCATCTCTTCTTAGTATATCAGTTGCATTAAACTTCCAAGTTTTTCCAGCTATGATTGCTCTAACTGTATACAAACTGACTTCTAATATTTCAGAAACTTCTTTTGCAGTTTTTCCTGAGTTGTATAGTTCTTTAATAGTAGTAACTTTCTCATCTGTGAGAACTGACCTACCATTTCCTTCACCTGCTCTATTAGGTTGTAATCCTAAAGAATAAGCATGTTTTTGATTTTCAGAGTTATTCATCCATTCAAGATTGCTAGTTTTGTTATTTAGCTTATTACCATCTATATGATTAACTTGTAATTTGTTTTCATCATTTGGTATAAAAGCTTTTGCAACTAGTCTGTGTACTACTTTTGCTGTAGACTTACTATTTTTAAACAATCTAACTTCTGGATATCCCCTTTTGTTAGGTGTTTGAACTAATTCTTTTCCTTTAACAAGCCCTCTTCTTTTACCTGAAAATCTATCTGTACTTCTAACTCTTCCCAAACTACTAACGTCATACCCACTAAATTCAGGGATACTTCTCCATTCTTCACAGATAAACTTTAAATCCTTCATATGTAGTTTTGTTGGTTTGTTTTTTATTAAACAGTAGTCGTAGTTGTAGTGGTTGTTGGAGGAACAGTTGTTGTTGTTGTGGTAGTAGGAATGTTTCTACCCACTGTACCAATCAATTGTTCTAATTGCTTAGATATATTCCAAAGTAATAAAGCTTTTGGACCAGAAGCAGCTCCTATTTGTCTTGATGGTATTGCCATGATTATCCTATGTTAAATATATTAAGATTAACAGATGGAGATACAGGTCTAGTTGGATTAGTTCCTGCAGCAGTTGGTAAAAGTTTCATACCAGTTGCTTGTGACCACCAATAGAATTTAATAGACTGTCCAGCAGTTAATGCAATTGTATCTGCTATTCTTGCAAGTGTCTGATCATTTTGTGCTCCAGTAGTAGTAAATGTAAATGATGAATTAGGCACAATTACATTATTTACTGTATACCAAACAGTTACATTATAGTTTGATGCACCACCTGTAAATGCAAGCTGAAGGCTAAGATCTATATAATAAGTTCCTGCGTTTATAACAGTGACTGTATTATTAGCTAATGTAAATCCATTAGCAGCTTGTGTTGATCCAAGTAATACTTGATTTGCAGTGGTTGCTCCACCATTGTTTTGAGTGGTAGTATCAAAAAAAGTTGCTGAATAAAGAGATAGTGGAGCTGGTATATTACTTGTTACACCAGTTAATGCTTCTAGCTGTTTAGAAATCTCCCATAAAAGATTCTCTTCTGTGCCCCAGCCTATCTGTCTACTTGGTATTGCCATTTTAATTATTTATAAAGTTCTTTAATACGATTGATTACATCTGTATCAGTCCATTGACCAATAGCATCATAAGCTGCACCAGACCATAATACAATCTCAGAAGGTTGACCATCTGTATAAGCAGTTACTGTCTTGTTTACAGAGCTGTCAATAATTTGAGTGATTTTAATCTCACTTACTGTGATGTTCAATGCAGGAATAGTTTTAATCACTTTAGGTGCTCCAAGAGAAACAACTAAAGAAGTTCCTATTTGTTTTCCTTTTGATAAAAAAGGTTGAACTGGTGTATTTTTATTAACCATAATATATATTATTTTAAAAATTAAGTAGTTGCTAAAACAATTTGTAATGTATTACTATCATCTATATAACTGATTACAGGAACATTATTAATATTTCCAGTGAGTGTTCTTGGATAGGTGTTATATAACACTGTAGCACTAATATAATCAGTTAGGTATAATTCAACACTATTTACAATTAAACCTTCAATGTTATTATTCAAAAATGCATCTCCGTTATTTTGATATATATATGATTGGTTAAATGATGTATTAATTATAGAATTATTTGTGTAAATATTATAAATAGTAGAATTAATAAAAGAGTTGTATGAAATTGATACATTAGATAGTGTAGAATTTGCAAAATTACCATTTGTAAATAAATTATTAGTAATGTTACTTCCATATATTATATTTGAATATATAGATGATGAACTATCTATGAAATTACCAGCAATACCACTGGAATATAATTGATTACTATATATGGAGTTTGATATTATATTATAACTTATAGCAGATTGATTTAATAAATAATTATTTCTTATAGATGAACTATTAAACAAAGTATTTAAAAATATTCCACTATAACTACTACTATAAGTTGAATCTAATACATTAGAATATATTTCTGTATATGCTAATAATAAATTACCATAAAATGAACTATTATTTATATAATTACTATTTATATAACTACTGTTATAATTATTATAATTAACATTTGAATTATAAATATAGTTATTTGAGAATTCAACATAGTTTGAAAAAGTGTTATTTGAAAAATATACACCTAAACCAAATACATTTTGCTCTATATAACTTTCTCCTTGAATAACATTATTATTATTAGAATTACCACTGAAATTAATACATTCAAAAAATGAAGTTGATACAATATTTTCATATGTATTAACATTTCCCCATTGGAATGCTTTTATAGGAATGTAATTGAAATTTCCATTAAATACACTACTCACCTCATTACCTAATGAATCAGCACGTTTTGTAATGTAATTATTAGAATAATCATACTCAATATAATCATACACTACATTATAATTTATATTATCATAAGGTACAGGTTGCCAGTTTGTACCATCTAATGTATAAATATCATTAGAATTTCCTACAGCACCTGTTAAATTAGTCCAAACACTACCTCCCCAGATAACTGTTGAACCAGAACTATAAGATAGATTGTATCCGTTAGAAATAGAACCAGTGGCTCCACTATAATCACCAGTGATAGAAGTTGCAGTGGACCAATCTCCAGATGTGGGTTGTATAAAATTTAAATTTATAAAATAACCAGTGGCTCCATTATTTGCTGTAATAGATTCACCAGGATAAAAATATATACTATCAAAATTTATAATTACATTAATAAGATTAGTCCAAATACCAAACCCAGGATCATTAGTGTATATTGGATTATAGAACTTTCCTACACCAGCTTTGTCAAATTGATTACCAGAGATAGCTGTAAGATATACACTAGTGCCTCCATAATGAATAGCACTTGCATCTTTTATTTCATATAATTGCCCAGGAGTCAAAGAATTTGTAGAAACTAAACTATCTATTTCAGCTTTTGTTTTTGTAACAACACTTCCTCCAGATAATGATTTAACAAAATTATCCAAATTTAAATAACCTTTATAACCACCTGGCGGATGTACAAGTTTTTCCCAATATCCTGTTTTTATGAAAGTAGGCATTTATATGAAATTTTAATTTACAAATATAGGTACACTTTATTTAGTAACAATGACCTTTATTAAAATAGAATAATTAAATTAATTATATTATCTCTAATTAAATTAATTAGAGTTTTTTAAACGTTTTGATAATAATATATATAATAACAAGAAACATCCTGAAATTAAATAAAAAGTAATATCTGCTATCCAATAAGAACCACTTAAGTCCATTATTAGCTTGAATAGAAAATCGTAACCAAATGGTAGGAAAAACATTCCTAACATTAAACAAAGATCTTTTAGCTTTCTTAGTTTTTTTATCTTTTTTCCTGTCACCTTCCATAATTTTAAGTTTCGTTAATTACTTTCCCTGTCCTCTATATTTACTCACTTTCTTATCTTTTGGACCAGAGGATTTCTTAGCTTTACCACATTTACGTTTACCAAATGTGATTTTGTTACTGTTGGTTAATTTTGCCATTGTTATTTATTTTGTGAAATATAAATCTGCTTCTGCTTTTCTTCTTTTAATTAATCCCCCCTGCACCTGTCCATCTGCATATACCCATTTCATGAATTCATCTCTAATAGAGGGATCATTGGGATTAGCATTTATTTTAGCTCTTAGTGTAGATGTTTTAAATTTACCTACACCTTCGTTGTATGCAAATGATATAACAGCATCAAATTGATTCACTGTAAGATCATCTCTTAATAAAGGATCTACAAATTGAGCTTGTTGTGATATTTCCCATTTAAGAAAGTCTAAAGCTTGTTCTTGAGTGATGGCAGGATCTCCCACCTTCACCTTCTTACCACTTAAATAAGTTGGTGGATATTGAATAGTACCATATCCAACAGTGTCCACATCTGGTGGATCTATCTTATCATGATAGGCATTTAACTTACATCCTTCATAAAGCTTTACTAAATTAGCACAATTGTCATTAATATTAATCATTTCAATTTAATTTTCCAATATGAAGAAATTCCAAAATTAATTCTATTATTACTATATCCAGCACTTATTCCAAACATTCTATCCTGTCTATCTTTATATACACCTCCTACAAAAGCTCCACTGATACCTGTCATTTGACTTCCAAAAAGTCCTCCTCCTAAATAAATTTGTCTAGTGGGTTTTGCTGGATCATGTATTGTAACAATAGTTCTAGATGTAGGAATATTTATATCATAAATAATAGAAGATGCTAATAATTGATTAGCCACTATAGTGTCTGTTATAACAGCAGATCCATATTTACCAAGTTTAAAAGGAGTGTTATATGTTCTTTTGAAGAAATATTTATCTCCTAGTGAATCGTATTGATCTAATAATTTATTATAATCCCCACTAGGTTTATATAATGTATCATGAATCCAGGAGGTATCTCCTTTCTGATAAACCAATCTTGGTTTTAACTCAACTGTATCATGCATTTTAATAGTATCATGTATAATTACACTATCAATTTTAGTGTACTTAGGAATATATACAGGTCCTTCCCCACATCTTTGTAATAATAAAATTACTACTAAAATTCCTATAATTAAATATAAATAGTTGGTTTTCATATAGTTATGTTGTTGGTGGTTCTTCGCTAAATAAATTTGATACAAATTTAGCTACAAATCCTAATATAAATATTACAGTTCCTGCCAAAGCATATCCATTTAACACTGTAACACTGCCACTAAAAGTGGTAGCTGCCACTACTGAGTCAGCTATTTTTCTAATATTTTTTGGGGTGGGTGCCCAATATTGCGATAATCCAAATTTCATATTATGGGTTTTTAATTATTTGTTGCGGTGGTGATATTTGATTCTTTTTGGCCATAACTAAATTAGCATATATAGTGACACCATATTGAATAACTGCACCTAGAGCTATTATTATACCAACTGTCCACATAGTTTTTTTCTTAAACTCTTCATATTTAGCTTGTTTCTTTTTAAGATCAGCCACTTCATTTTTTAAGATTTCAATCTCTTGAATAAAACCACCAGACTTTGTTAAAGGATTACCTAAAATAGCATCAACCACTTGAGTTAATTTAGTATTAATAGAGTCAATTTTTTCTTCCATATCTGTTAATCTTATTTCCATACTGGATAATTCTTGTTTAAATTGTTCTTTTTCCATAATATATAAAGAAAGGGATACTAACACAAAAAGCCCTAGAAAGGGCATTGTGTTATTTAGTTTTAAGAAATTAAATGTGGAGAGCCAAAGTTATACAAAAACTTTTAAACTACCAAAATTTTTACTAATTAAGTTCGTTAACTTTCAATAAACTAAAAAATATAGGATAGTTTCCTTCAGAATCTATATTATCTAGTATATCAATTGAGAATTGTTTGTATTCTAATTCTCTTGTTTCTTGTAACAATCCATTAAACTCTGTTTGGAACTCAATAAATGCTGGATTTTGAACAGTGGCTTCACTACCATCTTCTGCGGTGTTAGTTATATAAAAAGGAATAGAGATGTTTCCTTTGTCATCTTCTGTACCGTGTTTTTTAATAATATCTTGTTTCAATTTTTCACAATCTGATTTTACATCAGCCACCTTTTTCAACAAATCATTCATCCAATACTTTGTTGTAAGTTTTAATTTCTCATTTAACAAACCTTTAGATAACACTTCACCAGTTTGTTGATTTGAAATTCCGCTTAATTCTGCTTCTAGAGAATAGAATTCATGTAATTTTAAGTTGATTTTTTCCATTATTTATATATTTTAATACAAAGATAAATATAATTTATTAATTAAAAAAATTTAATTTACTGTTGTTGTACTACTTGTTGTAGAAGTAGTTTCTGTTGTAGAAGTAGTGGTAGTAACATCTATAACAGTGGTGGTAGTGGTTGTGGTGGTAGGTTCAGGATAGTTACCAATAATTGTAACATTTAACTGTTTAGCAATCCAATCCCATGCATATTGATTTGTTTCATATGCAATGTAATCATCTCCTGTCATTGTTAAATTACCTTGAGATAGAGCTAACAATCCTACTCCTGGTTGAAAATCTACAGCTGTTCCTATTCCATACCAAAAACT